TCTGACCGTGCTTTTGAAGAAGAAGTGATGCTAGGTGGGTTTGGCAACGCAGAAGTAAAACCGGAAGGATCAGGTGTTGTTTACGAACAAGCACAAGAAACTTTCACTGCACGCTACTCACACGAAACAATCGCTTTGGCTTTCTCATTAACTGAAGAAGCTGTAGAGGACAATCTCTACGACAAAATCAGCACAAGATACACAAAAGCTTTAGCAAGATCTATGGCTAACACTAAGCAAATTAAGGCTGCTAACGTTCTTAACAGAGCGTTTAACAGTTCTTTCCTTGGTGGTGATGATAAGGAGCTTTGCGCTACTGATCACCCAACACTTAGTGGAACGCAAAAGAACGAGCTATCGACTGCAGCTGACTTAAACGAAACTTCGCTTGAGCAGATGTTAATTGATATCGCTGACATGAAGGATGAAAGAGGAATGAAAATTGCTCTTAGAGGTATGAAAATGATTATACCTGTAAACCTTCAGTTCGTTGCTGAAAGGTTAATGAAGTCTGCAGGTAGAGTAGGAACTGCTGATAATGACTTAAACGCAGTTAGATCAATGGGAATGGTACCACAAGGTTATGTGGTAAACAACTTCCTAACTGATACTGACGCGTTCTTCATTAAAACAGATGCTCCTAATGGACTAAAAATGTTCACTAGAGCTCCTATTAGAACTGCGATGGAAGGCGACTTCGATACTGGTAACGTTAGATACAAAGCTAGAGAGAGATACTCTTTTGGGTTCTCTGACTGGAGAGGTATCTTCGGATCACCAGGAGCGTAAATTAACAAAGGAGGGGGATTATCCCCCTCCTACCTAGTATTAACTAGTTATACAGACTTGCTAGGAAGACGATATAGAGACTGTATAACAAAAGGTCTATATGACCAAGGAGATTAAAAATGGCTAACACAACTTTTACAGGTCCTATTAGATCTGAAAGCACACTTAAAACTATAAGCAAAAACGCTAGCACTGGAGCTATCACTGAAGTAACAACACTAGGTGATGGACCAGTAAGTCTTTCTGATGGAGACGTAACTCTTACAAACGCTACACACAGCGGAAGAATTTTACTTGTTCCAGACGGAAGTCAAGATAATACATACACACTACCAGCACCAGTAGCTGGATCTGTGTTTAGATTTGTTTATGCAGGGGGAGCAGCTGATGGCACTGATGCAATCATTGTTACTCCAGGCAACTCAAACTTTTACATTGGTGGATTAACTTTTCATGACCAAGATGGTAATGCAATAAGTTCTGTATTCTCTGATGGTAACTCAAACAGTAGTATTCAAGTGAATGTACCACAAGCATTTGACATTACTATTGTTGGAAAAGACACAACTAATTATCAAATTTTTGGTAGTGTAACATCAACAACTGTACCAGCGTTTGCTGATCAGTAAACTAACAATGTGGGGCTACGGCCCCACAGTTCTTGATTAAGGAGGGAACATGGCAGACACAGTAACAGGACCAACAATACTACAACAAAACGACAAACAAGTTGTTATCAAAATTGTAGTTCAATCAGACGGAACAGGTAGCACAACAGTATTTGGCGACGTTTCAGCATTAGATGCTAGAAACGATGGCACAGCTGTAGCACACTTAGGATTACAAAGAATCTGGTATTCATGTCAAGGTGGCGATGGAGGTGACTCTTTTGCTCGTTTAGACGAAGAAGATTCTGATGGAGATATTCCTATATTGGCACTAACAGGTGCAGCGTATTGGGACTTTAGAGAGTTTGGTGGCATACCAGCAGATCAATCATCTAACAGCAACCAAAGCGATGTAAACTTTGTAGTTCCAAGTGCAGCTGACTCTGGTAACGTTTACACAGTCGTAGCACAATTCCAAAAAATATATTAGAGGTTTAAATGGCTTATTCAGGCACACAAACCTTTAACCTCTCAATAGAGGAGATAATAGAGGAAGCATTCGAAAGATGTCAGCTAGAGACTCGTACTGGCTATGATTTAAAAACAGCTAGACGATCTATGAACTTGATGTTGGCAGAATGGGCAAACCGTGGTTTAAATTTGTGGAGCATAACTTATGCAACACAAACATTGACTGCAGGTACAAACTTCTATGCTATTGATCAAAATGTTATAGATATAGTAGATGCTGTTGTAACAACTACAGCGGGTGCAACTTCTAATTTAGAAGGTGACAGTAGCACAACTGATGTTGCTGTTAACAGAATATCTAGAACTGAATTTATAAATTTAAGTAAGAAAGAAAACTCATCATCAGGAGATGCAAGACCTACACAGTTTGCTTTAGTTCCTGGTACAGTTACAACCGGAGGATCTAGTGCTAGTGGTAGACCAGCAAACGATATGACTTTGTTCTTATATCCTAGCCCTGATAAAGCATACATATTTAAGTATTTTTATCTTGCTAGAATAGAAGATGCAGGAAGTTATACTAACGAAGCTGATGTGCCTTTCTATTTTCTTCCTTGTTTGACTGCAGGTTTGGCATACTATATAAGTTTGAAAAGAGCACCGATGTTAAGTGCAAACTTAAAAGCGGTGTATGATGAAGAGTTTAAACGTGCTAGTGAAAACGATAGAGAAAGAGTTTCTTTTAGAATTGAACCAGCACGGGCGTACACACCATAGGAGGTTATATGCCAATATGTGAAAAATGTAATCATGAGTGTCATTGCAGCAACAGCGGAGCTTGTTGTGGTGGTCAATGTGCATGTTGTGATTGCGCTTGTAAAAAGGAGGACGAATGAGCAACCCAAGATATAATAGCCAAACAGCAAATACTAGAGAAGGATCTAATCAAAAGATGGGTTCTTACGGTAGAGGTCAAAACAATATACCTAACGCTGTAGAAGCTGCTGCTGTAACTACAAAAGGTATTGCACCAGCAAGAGGTAAAGCACAAGACATCACACCTGAAGGAGTAAAAGCTCAAGCCACTTCTGGCAAAGGTCAAACTCAAGACGGTAAAGTGTCTGGTACTAAACTAGGAATGGGTGCTGCCACAAAAGGCGGCAAGTATACCTGGAGCTAGTAGATGGCTTACGCAACAGGAAAATACGCAAAGTTTATTTCTGACCGTAGTGGCATGGAATATCCATACACAGAAATGGTTGTAGAATGGAATGGCGCACGTGTGCACAAAAGTGAGTTTGAACCTAAGACACCACAGGACAGACCTAACAAGCACATGCCTGATGCAATATCTCTACAGTTTCCAAGACCAGCAAGAGTAGAACCGGCAACAGAAAGATTGTTGCCTTTAAATGCCTTTACTCATCCAGCAACAGAAACATTTATAAAAGTTTTTGAACCAGGACACGGTAGATCTACAGGAGACACTGTTAGATTTAGAAATGTTGTAGATATTTTTGCAGTAGACATGAACAGTGCAAGTGGCCATAGCATAACAAAAATAGACGATGATTTTTATAGCATATCAACTGGAGGCATATCACACGGTTTATCGGGTGGAGCACCGGTGAGAGGTGGTGGAGAGATAGCATCAGCTGGTCCAGTAACGGTGAGTAACTAATGACTACATACGCAGAACTAACACAACAAATACTAGACTATACAGAAACTAGCACTGATGTGTTGACATCTACAATCACAAATGATTTTATTGAGCACACAGAAAATAGAATATTGAAAGAAGCAGATCTTGATGTGTTTAAATCACATCAATCTGTTACCTTAACTGCTAGCAATCCTTTCTTATCACTACCTGGTGGAACATCACCAGATCCTACATCACTTGCTACAATAAGAACTGTGCATATTTTTCCTGCATCAGGAACACCAACAAGAGAATTTTTAGAACACCGTGACATAAGTTACATGAATGAATATTGGCCAGACAGAACTGCTACAAGTCAACCAAAGTATTGGTCGTGGTGGGATCACAATACAATTTATCTTGCTCCTACGCCGGATTCAGCGTATAACGTGGAGTTAGGAATTACTAGATTACCTACAAGATTATCTACTAGTAACACAACCTCATGGTTGGGCAACAATGCACCAATGGCTTTGTTGTATGGATGTCTTGCAGAAGCCTTCAAGTTTTTGAAGGGTCCAGCTGAAATGCTGCAATTATACGAACAATCTTATCAACGTGCTATGCAAGAACTAATAGTTGAACAAACTGGTAGACATAGACGAGATGAGTACATGCATGGAGAATTAAAGTTCCCTATGCAATCTGTTAAAACAAATACTAGAGGAGAATAAACATGGCAATATCACAAGCTGTCTGCACAAGCTTCAAACAAGAATTACTTGTTGGAACACATAACTTTACTGCTTCATCAGGTGATACTTTTAAAATTGCATTGTACACAAGTTCTGCTTCTTTAGGTGCTTCAACCACTGCTTTTTCTACATCCAACGAAGTTTCTGATTCAGGATCTTATTCTTCAGGTGGAGGTAGTTTAACTAGTGTTACACCAACAACTTCAGGTACTACTGCTATTTGTGATTTCGCTGATATATCTTTTACGTCGGCTACCATCACTGCAAGGGGTGCTTTAATTTACAATAGCTCACAATCTAACAAGGCTGTGGCTGTTCTAGATTTTGGTGGAGATAAAACATCTACAAGCGGAACATTTACAATTCAGTTTCCTACAGCTGATGCAAGTAACGCTATACTAAGATTAGCATAGGAGTATAAATGGCATTAGTCATTAATGATAGAGTAAAAGAAACAACCACTACAACTGGTACAGGGACTGTATCACTTGCTGGTGCTGTAACTGGTTTTGAAACTTTTGCAGCTGGTATTGGTAATTCTAATACAGTTTACTATTGTATTGCACACCAGGATCAAGCAGAGTTTGAAGTTGGACTTGGCACATTAGACGGTGATAGTTCTGATCTTGCACGTACAACAATTATATCTAGTTCTAACAGTGATAGTGCAGTTGATTTTAGTTCAGGCACAAAGGATGTATTTTGTACAATACCAGCTAGTAAATTAATATTTGAAGATGCAAACAACGATGTAACCATAGGTCGTAACTTAACTGTTACTGGTGATTTAACAATTTCCGGTGATGATTTAACCTTAACAACTAACACTAGTGGTGCTGCTCTTATTAGTGATGGCACAAATTTTAATCCTGTAGCTATATCTGGTGATCTTACCATAGCTACCAACGGAGCGGCGTCATTAGCAGCAGCACAAACAAATATTACATCAATATTAGCAACTGATGTTAAGATTGGTGAGGATGATCAAACAAAAATAGATTTTGAAACAGCAGATGAAATACATTTTTATGCTGCAAACGCAGAGCAAGTATTTGTATCAGATGGAGTGTTTGGTCCACAGACAGATAGTGACGTTGATTTAGGAACTAACTCTGTAAGATTTAAAGATGCTTATGTCGATTCAGTTACAGTAACTGGTGATGTAAGTGTTGGTGATGATCTTACTGTTGAAGGTGGTGTTATAGATTTTAAAACAAATAGTGGTTCACCATCTATATTAAAATTTTATTGTGAATCTGGTAACGCACATGCTCAGTCTTTAACTGCGCAAGCACATTCTCAAGCGGCTACGAATACTTTAACTCTACCTGGTGGTAGCACAATAGGAAACAGTGATGCAACTTTGTTATCAGACACAGGAACACAAACTGTAACAAACAAAACAATTACTGCTTCAAGCAACTCTGTTGGATTAGACACATTGGACATTGATGGTGGAACTGATATTGGCGCTGCTTTAGCAGATGCAGATTTAATAATTGTAGATGACGGTGCAGGTGGCACTAATAGAAAAGCTACATTAACAAGACTTAAAACATATTTAACAAGTGCAGGGTTCTCAACAGAGGATCCCACTGCCCTTGCAATTGCGCTTGGTTAGGAATATAAGAGGAGGATAAATGGCTAATACTTTTAAACTTGTAACGAAAGCAAATGTGACAAGTGCTGATGTTATTTATACTGTCGCTAGTTCTACAACAACTGTAGTTCTAGGTGTAATGGTAGGTAACACAACCACGGGTCAAATTACTGCTACAGTCAGTTTAGCTTCAGATACTTCTAACAGATCAGGTGCAAACGACGAAGCCAATCAAACGGTTGAACTTGTTACTAACGCACCAATACCTGTTGGTGGAACGCTGGAACTGCTTTCGGGCAACAAGGTAGTAATGGAAGCTACAGACACGTTGTCTTTGACAGCATCTGGTTCAGCTGACATTGCTGTGTCAATAATGGAGATAACGTAAGATGGCATATGTAGGTAATCCTATAGATACACAGAATACTTTTCAGTCTCTTCAAGGTAAGAGGTTTAATGGTGATGGAAGCACAACTGCATTTACTTTAGATGTAGCACCCGGCTCAGTATTAGACATCGAAGTATTTGTTGGTAATGTAAGACAAGACCCTAACTCAGCATACACTTTATCTGGTACAACATTAACGTTTACTGGTGCTCCTCCTAGCGGCACAAACAATATTTATGTTGTTCATCAAGCAAAAAGTGTGGGAACTATTGATGTTCCTGCTAGTGGAGTGCAGGCGGGCAGTCTTGCTTCTTCTGTATTAACAGGTCAAACTGATATTGGTGGAGCTATAGCTGACGCTGATTTATTTTTAATAGATGATGGAGCAGGCGGAACACTTAGAAAAACTGCGGCATCTAGAATAAAAACATATGTTGGTGGTTTTGATGTAAGTAGTATTACAGGTGCAACTGCACTTGCAGAACAACCTGCGGCAACAGATGAATTAGTTTTATCTGATGCAGGAACTTTAAAAAGATTAGATTTTTCTCATTTATTTGCAACTCCTGCTTTTGAAGCTACAAGGTCATCTTCATACAATATTAGTGACGCAACAGCATACAAAGTAGCTTTTGATACTGAGGTATTTGATACTGATGGTAAATATGACCATAGTTCAAATTATAGATTTACTCCTACAGTAGCAGGTAAATATTACTGCTATCTCTCTGTACAACAATCTGGAGAAAGTAACCAAGATTTTGAACAAGGTTATGCTTACATTTATAAAAATGGAAGTTCTCATGCACAGGTACATACATCTTCTTATGATGGCGATGCTATTAGAGATATTACTCTATACGTTCATGCCGTTATAGATTTAGATGCTGATGATTATATTGAAGCGTACGCATTTTATGATGATAATGATTTAGGTAGTAACCCAAGACTTGTTGGGGGAAATCAAGGCACAAGATTTGGAGCATTTAGGTTATTAACTTAAGGAAAAATTATGGCACAATTAAAAACAAAAGTATTTTTATATTGCGAGGAAAACAGTAAAACTGTTAACTTTGGTAAAGATGTTTTATTACAAGATGATGGCTCTGGGCCATATATTAAAGAATGGAATGTTACTGGTCTAGCAAAACCATCTGATTCTCAAATAGCATCCTACGAAACAGCAGGAAACGCTAAAGAAGCTGATGGTGATGTTAGGAGAGCAAGAAGAGGTTCTTATTTGTCAGTAAAAGACCAACTAGATTTATTATATAAAGATATGGTAGCAGGTAAGTTAGATACCACAGGTGAGTGGGCAAAAAAAATTAAGGCAGTGAAAGATGCCAATCCAAAGGAGTAACACATGAGTAAAACAACAATACCAACAGGAGGACTAGCAGACTCAGCAGTAACCACTGCTAAAATAACTGATGCAAATATTACAACTGCTAAAATAGCAGATGATGCTGTAACTGCGGCTAAATCTACGATTGTAGGGGGTCTTAGCGAAGCAGATTTTTTTGTTATGGAATCTCAATATAATTCAGAGACTTCTGGTAATAAAACTTTTACAAATGAATTTGTTAGAGCAACTGGTGACTCGGCAGGAAGAATAGGAACAGGAATAAGTTTAGATACTTCTAACGGAAAGTATACTTTTACAAATACAGGAATTTATTTAATTTTAGTAACTGTTGGTGCTCAAGTACAAACAGCAGATAATGAAGCCCATTTTAATCTTATGGTTAATGGTAGTGATGTTAATTACATTTATGTTGGCTCATCTGGGGGTTCAAGTTCAGTAAACAAATCTGAGACAGCTATGGCTCCATTTGTTGTTGATATAGATAATGCAGGTTCTAGTGGTGATTATGTTCAGCTAAGATGTGGTGGCGATGGGGTTCTTTTTCATGCGGCAGGTAATAACACTTATCATCAATGTTCAATAAGTTTTTATAGATTGGGAGATACATAAGATGGCACTAAGTAAAATAGATGTAGCAAATATGTTAACAGGTGCAACTCCTGTGGCTAATGGGGGTACAGGTTTATCATCTGGTACTACCAATCAATTTTTAAAATTTACAGGTAGCACAACTTTAGCTAGTGCGGCTGATAACGCAGGTAAGATTTTACAAGTAGTCTCCGCAAACAACTCTACCAATCAAGGTAGCACATCAAACACATATGCAGACACAAGTTTAACAGCTTCAATTACTCCTAGTGCAACAAGTTCTAAAGTTTTAGTCTTTATGAGTATTAATGGAGTTTATGCGGCCGCAGGCGATACATGTTTAGATGTTGTTTTAAATAGAACAGGTGCAGGCAGTGGTAATGGCGGTATTTTAGAGTTTGGTGGCACTTGTGGATTTGACCAAGGAAATCAAGGAAGTGGTGATGGAGGCTGTACTATGACTCATCTAGATTCTCCAAGTAGCACAAGTAGTCTCACTTACAAAGCACAAATGAGAAGTTCTAATGGTTCAGATAATATTTACATAAATCATTGGGTTAGAGGAGACACCAGACCAAGAAGTACAATTACATTAATGGAGATTTCAGCATAATGAGTAGACCAATAGATATAATACAAGCTATAAAAAGTTTAAATTCTAACGCTAAAGTTTTTGTTTCGGATGTTCTTGATATTGATAATGCTAAAATTGAGTGGCATGAAGGAACAACAGAAATATCTAAAGCAGATATAAAAGCTGAAATGGAAAGATTACAAGCAATAGAAGACTCGAAATAATATGGCATACATAGGACAAGGAATTAAGCAGGGCACATTTAAGGTACTAGATACATCTGGTAATACTTATAATGGCTCTAACACTACATTTAGTTTAGGCACACAAGTTGGTGCCGCGGCACAGCTTTTGGTATCTCATGATGGTGTTATACAGTTACCAGGCACTGACTATACTTTAGCTAGTGGTGGTGCATCAATTACATTTAGCACAGCACCTGCAAGTGGTGCTTCTATATTTATCATAGAAATATCTGGTGCAGTTGGTGGCACAGTTACACCTTCTGATAATTCAGTTGGCATCACACAATTAAACGTTTCTGACGGCTCTAACGGTCAAGCACTTACAACAAATGGAAGTGGTACATTATCTTTTGCAAGTGTTGGATTAGCAGGTATTGATGATCAATCATCCTCCAATGATGATCAACTTACAATTACCGACACGGCAGTCGTTGTAAACGAAGACTCTGACGATGTAGACTTTAGAGTAGAATCTAACGGAAACGCTAACATGTTATTTGTTAGTGGTGGCAATGATGTTGTAGGAGTTGGAGCAGAAGGTGATTTAGGTGTTGGGCTACACGTTAAATCTGCTGATAGTGGAGCTAGTGTATCTGGTGACGCAGATGAATTAGTGGTTGAATCAAGTGGACATGGTGGAGTGTCAATATTGACAGGAAACGCGCATGAGGGCAGAATTAATTTTGGAGATGATGGTGATAACGATTCTGGGTTTGTTTCTTATGACCATTCTGCCAATGCAATGTTTTTTGGAACTGGTGGGAATACTATTAGAACAAAAATAGATAGTGACGGAACATTTATGATTAATCGTACTTCAAACAATGGCTCATATCCAGGTTTGTTTTCTGTAAATAGGTCAACTAATGCCATAACAGCACTGATAGAAAATACTGCGACTAGCAGTGTAAGCACGTCTATACTTAAAGTTAAATCAGCACAAAACACTACTAATAGCAGTTATAATTTAATTGATGCTCATCCTCCAGCAGGAAGATTTCTTGTAAGAGATAGTAGTAATGTTCAAAACACAAACAATTCTTATGGTGCAATATCTGATGAAAGAATTAAACAAGACATAACAGATGCTAATTCTCAATGGGATGACATTAAAGCATTAAAAGTTAGAAACTTTAAATTAAAAACTAACACATCTAAAACTCAAATAGGTGTCATTGCACAAGAATTAGAAACAGCAGGAATGAATGGTTTAGTAGAGGACTCACCACCAGAAAAAGAAGATGTTGCTCTTCATTCAGATTTTGGAACAGTAGTGAGTGGAACAGCAGATAATGGTGCTGCACCGATATATGAAAAAGATGAAAAGGGTAATAATACAGATAAAATTATTGGATATGAAGATATATTTACAGCAGGACAAAATAAAAAAGAAGTGAAGTATTCTGTACTTTATATGAAATCAATTAAAGCATTACAAGAAGCTATGACTAGAATAGAAACTTTAGAGGCTAAAGTTAAAACATTAGAAGAAGGCTAATGCCATTAGGACACGGATCAATAGCTGAATTTGCGGTAGCTTCTGTTAGAGGAGGTGGCGTACAAAACGTAG